TGCATCTGATAAATGGTTTTTAGCTATTTCAATCTGGCTTGCTGTTGTTTCATATCTTTGTTCTGCTTCCTTTGCTAAAGCTGTGTTTTCTTCCCAAGCTTTAGTACCTATTTCAAGTGAAGTGGTAAATACATCACTAGCACCACTTGCTCTTAAAAGTGCATCCCTTAACCTTACCTCTGTAATCCCCATTTCATCGAGTATTGCTATAGCTGATTTTCCTTGTTCTTCTGCATTACCTAAACCTTCAATAAAAGATATAATTGCACTTCCTGCATCTTCCTGAAATGCTCGTTTAAACTCATCAGCACTCATTCCAGCAACACTTGCAAACTCATTCAACCTCTCTGAGCCAGTTTCAACAGCGAGCTGCATATCAACCATTACTTTACTAAAGGCACTTCCTCCTGCTTCAGCTTCTATGCCTACTGAAGAAAGAGCACCAGCAAAACTCATTATTTGTGCCTCTGTTAGTCCAATCTGTGAACCGGCTCCAGCAAGTCTTAAACCCATTGCTACAATTTCAGACTCTGTAGTAGCTAGATTATTTCCTAAAGCTACAATAGTAGATCCTAATTTATCAAAATCTGTCTGACTCATGCCAGTTATGTTAGCAAGTCTTGCTAGTGAAGTAGCTGCTTCATCAGATGATAGGTTAGTAGCTTCCCCCAAGTCAATCATTACTCGAGTAAATCCTAATATATTTGGTACTTCAATTCCAAGCTGACCTGCTGCCTCTGCAACTTCAGCTATTGCACTGGCACTTGCCGGAATTTCCTTTGACATATCCCTTATACCTATTTCTAACTTTTTTAATTCTTCATCTGTAGCATCTACAGTTTTCTTAACTCCTGCAAAGGCTGATTCAAAATCTATAGCAGCTTTACTTGCTGCAGTACCTATTCCTACAATTGGCAAGGTAACAGTTTTAGTTAAATCCTTACCTGCACTTTCCATACTCTTTCCTATATCCTGCATCTTCTTACCAACAGGCTCTAGACTTTGTCCTAACTTATACCAAGAACTAGATTGAGTTTCTATTTCTTTATTAACCTTTTTTAGGTCTTGTTCCATGTAGGCTAGTTGTTCTTTAGCCTTATTTAGTTTTATCTCTAAGTCTTGAGTTGCCTTTGCATCTTGTCCTTTAGTTTCTACTGACTTTTTATGGGCTGCTTCTAATGCTTCTACCCTTTGTTTTTGGATTTCAGTTTGTTTTGTTAGACTGTCAGCTTTTAATTTTAGACCATCTAGTCCTTTCCCATGCTCTCCTAGAGCTGCAGTTGAGGCTTTAAATTGGGATTCAATAACCCTCATTTCTCTATTTAAGCTTGCTATCCCATTTTGGAAACCAGATGCATCTAGTCCAATCCTTACATTTAAACTACCTATTTCCCTTGCCAATCTTCTCACCACCTTTTGGGCATAAAAAATACACCTATTTTAGGTGCTATAAAATATCATCTATATATCTTTTATCTCGTTCAGCTTTAATTCCGAGTAACTTTAAATAATAAATTATATCCATGGAGTCAATTTCATTCATGGTCCAGTTACTCTCAAGTAATGATAAATATATACTATCTATAAACTCTTCGGGGTCCATGGAGTTCCCCTTATCTAGTTTTTTTCATCCACCCCAGTCACTTCTGCTACTTCACCTACAACTTCAGTAATGCATCTTGTAATTGTAGGTATTAGTTCACTTGATGAAAGCCCATCATAAACATCATCCCTAGTAAATTTATTTTTAAATAACTCAACTATGAAATCCACCATAGTATCTAATTCTTCAGCTGTCATATCATTAAAGTTAACTTTCTTTGATATTTCTAAAGTTCTTCTTAGCATCCTTGCAGATATAAAATCAGCTACATAAGTTTTCTCCTTATCATCGACTCTTAGTTTAATCTCCACCTTCTTCTTCCCCTCCTACTACTTCTTCACTATCCCCTGGAACTTTCTCAAACCATGTTTCACTACCTGTAAAATCATCTGAATCTTCATCAGCAGTTCTTTTCCACTCTCCATCAAAGATTCTAGGCATAAAAGTAAACCGAATAACTGGAGTTTTATGTTCCACATTATCCTTTTTAGTTGTGTACTCCTCTCCCATAGGTTGTGCTACACCTTTTAGAAGCCAAACATATCTATATTTCCCACCTTTTCTTAAACTCTTAAATCCTAAAGCCAGATAAGGTGGTACATCATCTTTTGATTCTATTAACACACCGTTTTCATATTTGTTACCTAATACCTTTGCTCTTACCTTTAAAGGCAAATCTGCTGTTTCTATTTCAACTTCTATTTTTCCCAATGCTGAAATAGACTCCCATAATTGATCATCTGCATAAAGTTCTTGAGTATTAACACTTGGGTTTATTCTAGCATTTATAGCGCCTAGGATTTGCTCTACTTCGCTATAACTAACACCCGATTTATCATCAGTTTCAAGCAAAGCAAAATGTATATCTTTAAGGCCATATTGACTCATTTCTCTACCTCCTTTAAAAATCTCATTACCTTGTGATACACCTTTGTATCTTCTTCATATAAATCATAGTATCTTTGTTTAATAAAGTTGGCTGCTAGCATACTTTGGTGTACTTTTTTTACTAATTCAGTATAGTCAATCTTACTCCATATATCTATTTGAATAAAATATCCGGTTATAGTTTCTGTATCATCTGAATGTAATGTTCCCCTATCCAAATATGTGAAAAAAGTAATATAAGGGTATTTTTCATTCTTAGAAGTTTGAAAGGATACTGGTATTCCAATATCCTTTAGTGCATTAGTCACTTCTTTATTTATACTCATAGTCCTAATCCCTTCTTTACTTCTTCAACTATTAGTTCCTCTACATCTTCTTTTGAATCTTCATATCCTCTACTCATAAATGGATCTGCCTTCATTTTAGTAGTACCAAATTCTAAAAATGCAGCATAAAAAGCATCCTTACTTGGATAAACTTCAATAAAAGAAGCTCCATCCTGTCTCTTGATATTAGAAACTTTAATATTTTTCTTCAGGTTCCCTGTTCTTTGAGGTGCTTCTTTTATTATTGCATCTTTTACTTTTTCTCCTGCTTTTTTTAATATTTCCCTTTCAATTTTCTCTCCTTCTTTACCAAGCTTCCCAAGTTCAGTTAACAAGTCTTCTAATCCATCTAACTTTACATCAGCCACTTAAATCTACCTCTGTAGCTTTGATTTCAATATATTTATTTCTATATTTGATATTATCTAGGGAGATTATATTATAAGGTTTATTTTTAAATAGAATTCTCATAGATGTATCAATTCCTTCCAGATATCTAATAGTGAATTTAACTGTGTTTTCCATCTGAACAGCTGCAGCTTCATAGTATTCTCTACCATGAAGGTTGGAAACTGCTGCCCATACAGTTTTATAATCTATCCATTCTTCTATCTCAAAACCATTTTCATTGATATTAGTTTTTAACTCTTGTAAGGTTATTCTTTTGTTTAAAACACCTATCTCCACAAGATCACCAGCTTTCTCTTCGAAGATTTCCAAGTATTAGTCTCATTACCTCTATAGTTTCAGAAATACTGCCACTTTCATTTTTTAAATAATAGAATGACCCTTCTCTTTTCTCATACATATTGGCTATGCAATATAGTACAGCCTGTTTTACAACCTTTGGTACTTCTTCAAATTCTGATAGTGAATATCTTAAAATATCCTCACAGATTTCCTCGGCTGTATGAATAAAATTAGTGATGAGTGTATCTTCCTCATCACTATCTACTCTTAGATATAACTTTGCTTCCTCTAAAGTAACAACCATACACCCATCCCCCCTTACTTAACTATTCCATTTCCATTAATCCTGCATATTTAAGTTTTTCTAAAAGAGAGTTGAAATCATTCTTTAAGTCCTCGATTGTGCTTGCTGAGCTAACAGCTTGAGCTTCTGCTCTAATAAGTGGCTTACCGTTTAATAGGAGTACTCCTTCTTCAGTTACTTCAAGTACTCCATTGACAACCCATCTATCTCCGCTTTGTTCTCTATAATTCTTAACGTTACTCATCTCATCACCTAGGCTTTCATTTGAAGTACTTTAATAGCTTCAGGAAGTATTAACTTGCCATCTACTCTTTGCGTTGCTTTAAAGCCTACTTGGCCTGTTGCTGCAAATAATTCATTTAATCTTTGGAATGATCTACCTTGTCTATCTGCAACCCAGTAATAGGAGAAATCTCCAAAAGCTATAGGTTTTGCACCAGCTACTGCTAATGGAACATAAGAAGAAGTTTTAACTGGCCTATTTAAAATAGTGTCAGGCTCTCCTGCTGTTACTGAAGGTTGCCATAGGTATTGTCCATTTCCATCCTTCAGCTTTCTAATCTCTTTCACAGTTGAGTCATTCATAACAAAGGTTGCCTTTTTTCTATAAGGAGATTTTAATGAGTAAAAT